CGGTGGCCGAACGGTAAGGCAGCGGATTGCTAATCCGTACAACGTGTTAAAGCGTTGACTGGGTTCGACTCCCAGTCGCTCCGCCAAATATTATGAAAACATATACTGTTGAAACATATGACAATTTGATAGAAGATACACTTCAACAACAAGTTTGGGACTACATACAGAACCAAAGTTTTCATTCAACTAGAAAAGATGTACCATATCCTAAACCAGGAAGTATTATTTGGTACAAGCCTATAGACGGCAAAAAGGAATATTTAGATGATTCAATTCCTAGCGTAAACAACCAGTACATGCATCGTTGTGTATTTGGTAATAACGAACAGGATTTAGAACAGCATACTCCTATCAAAGATTTATGGAATGCTATTAATAGTAGATTAGGCAATCGCTGGACCATAGATGGTGATCCAGAAGGTATTGCAGATCGCATAAATCATACTGCTCGTGTTTATGTAAATGCACAACCAGATGAAACAATTAAACGTAGTCATGGTATTCATCGTGATACGGTAGATTTGATTACAGGTACAAATTATACATTACTTTATTTTGCTAATCCAGAATGGTATCCCACATGGATGGCTGAGAATATTTTTTACAGTGATGACGACACGACTGGCGATACACAACAGTTTCAAAAAGGCCGAGGACAATGCCGTTACTTTAATGTAGGCTGGCCATTTGCCACAATTAGTCCATTGCCAGGTCGTGTAGTATTATATGATGGCAGAGCATTACATACAACTAAACCAACAGCACCGTGGGCAACTGCCATGCGTTATGCTGTAGTTTTTAGAATTAAAAAGAAACAATGACACAGTGTATTATACTCACCGGTGGTGTGGAACTAACTCCCGGTGCTCCTTTACTACAACGATCATTGGGTCCATATAGAGTCTCCACAGCATTAGAAAATGCAGGGTACACAACTTTTGTATTAGATTTCCTAATACATCTTTCATTAGAAGAAATTAAAGCGGCTCTAGCATTACATTTAGGCCCGGATACATTATGGGTTGGATTTAGTAGTACATTCTTTTTCAAGCAGAACAAAGGCAGTGACTCAAGAGCCAATATGTATTATACAGAGTTAGCATTTATTCGTGCTATTATGGAATTCATAAGAGCTAATAGTAATGCTAAAATAGTTTATGGTGGCGCAAATACGCCATATGGACTAGCAGATGATGAAATAGATTATTACATTATGGGCTATGCCGATATCGCTACAGTATCATTTACCAATTATATCAAACACAACGATATTTCCTATCTTGGGCCTTACGAAATGGTCAAGACTGGTGAAGCAGAACGAATGTTGATAGATTCTGCTAAGTATCCTGAACCTGCAATGGACGACATATCGACACATTGGTGGAAGCCGCATTATAATGTATTACCAGGTGAAGGTCTTCCGGTAGAACTAGCTCGTGGTTGTATTTTTAGATGTAAATTTTGTAGCTACCAATTGTTGGGAAAGAAAAAAGGTACGTATCTTAGACCTAGTGAACAAGTTCGAGACGACCTTATACGGATGTGGGAAACTAACGGTACAGATAGTTATTACATTACAGACGATACCTTTAATGACGACAATGACAAAATAGAAGAACTACACCGTATCTTTACTAGTTTGCCATTTAAACCAAAATTTAGTTGTTACTTACGAATTGATCTTATTAATAAGTATCCACATCAAGCAGATTTACTAGCCGAAATGGGACTAGTAGGCAACTACTTTGGTTTAGAAACTATGCAACCTAAAAGCGCAACGGCTATAGGTAAAGGCCTACATCCAAACAAAGTAAAAGATCGATTATACTGGCTTGGAGAAAAGTGGCACATGAAAGTAAACATGGCCGCTGGATTTATTCTAGGACTGCCGTACGATACTAAGGACTATTTTAAAGAGTTATACGAATGGGCGGGAAGAGATGATAATCCGCTAGGATATATTGATTTTTATCCTTTATTCTTGTATAATAGAAAAGGACAAAACATAGAACGTTTGGCCGCATACAGTAGTGAATTTAGTTTGAATCCAGAAATTTATGGATATGAATTTCCTAATGATGAAAAGTATAAAGAATGGGTACTACCTGCAAACGATTTAACAGTTGAAAAGTGTACTCAAACAGCTAATTGGTTTAGGCATCAGATGAAGTTTAGAAATAAGTTTTCAGAGTTTCAAATGATCACTGCAATGAACGTTGGAATAACACGAGAAGATTTGCATACTATGACAATCAAAGAGTTAATGCGTAAGTATCCAATTGATAAGATGAATACTCTTAAATTACAAGAATACAAAAATATTATTGGCATAGGAGATATCAAGTAAATATGACTATGAATAATGGAAGCGTAACTCATCTAAAGTGCGAAGGCGAAGAAACTATACATCAGTTGTGGTCAACACCTATTGGCGTGACTCGTCCGTTTACTCAAGACTTTATCGAACGATTAAAAGACGATGTGTACAAGTATGTTCTTCCTCGTGCTAATAAAAATAGTGTAGATGTTTGGAGTTTACCAGACCTTCCGGATACTATGCTAGAAGTACAAAAGAAAAAACTAGAGCTAGCAGAAAAGACGTTAACATTACAAGCCGAAATGCCGTTACCTCCTATGCGTATAGCTAAAGGATATTTTAGACATATACAGGCAAATGTTGAATATCGTATTACTCCACACCAGCATGGTTCAACTCTAGGAGTTGGTGTGTTTTATATTAAACTGAATAATAGCAATCCTGGCAATATGATCTTTATGGATCCCCGCGGAGGAGTTAATTGGACTAATCAATTCAGCCCATTTAAAAGACTACGCTTAGAAGAAGGCATGATGGTTGTTAGTCCTGGCTACTTACTACACTTCATCGAGCCTACGGACTACATGAAGCCAATATATCAGGAAAGATTATTAATCGTTTCTAACATACACAGAATGTATGAAGATTGGGTTAAGGTATTGGAAGATGCCGACAACGAAAAAATGATTAAGAGCATGGGCCAGCATGAGCTTTGAAATTATTGACAACATTGTTGATCTTGATATACAAAATGAGATAGAATCTGCGTTACTAGGATCTGAAGCAAATTGGCGATTCAGTAGGAGCAGTGCATATAACCCAAAACTATATCCCGATGTGTCAGATGAACAGCGTCGACAGATTACACAATTCAATCACATAGTGTTCGATGGACAAATTCGTAATCCTAACTATGACTTATATACTCGTGTAGCACACGCAGTAGCAGATAAGAAGAATCAAAAAATACTAGCAATTACCAATATGCGAGCACACTTGCAGTTACCAATACACAATAAACCTATTGGTATTCCACATGTGGATAAACATGATCCTAATCCTTTTAGTGTAATTGTTTACTATGTAAATGACACAGATGGCGATACTGTTTTGTACAACCAAGATAAAACAGAGTTAGTAAGAATATCACCAAAAAAAGGACGGTGCGTAGTATTTGACGGAAATATATATCACAGAGCCGGCATGCCGACTATTGACATTAGATGTATAATCAACTATAATTTATATACAAAGGAAAGAACATGAAACCAGGTAAGACGTTTAATTTAAGTAAACAAACAAAAAGATTGATGTGTACTATTGTTGATCCAGTTGCTCGTAATCAATACAAGCGTATGATGATTGATGCTCAGTTGTGCAGTGAGATTGTTATTAAAGCACCACAACGCGATAAGAATGCGCCACGAGGTACTGCTAACTATCAAACAAATGATACCGGTACAGCTAGTACTACTATAGAGTAAAGAATATTCCCTGATAGCTCAGTCGGTAGAGCGACGGACTGTTAATCCGCAGGTCGGTGGTTCGAACCCACCTCGGGGAGCCAAACATTATGATAGCATTTATTAAAAATTTAATATATCGTTTTCGATTATGGAAAAGGTTGCGAGAAGTTCGTAAGAATGATCCGCATATTTACGAATGAAAATATTATTAGCAAATGGATGCAGTCATACCGCAGGTGTCGATATAGATCCCAATAAATTACATAAATGTCCAGAATTAACTTGGCCGCGATGGGTTGCTGATTATCATAATTGGCAATATATCAATATTGCAATGGGCGGTGCAGGCAATGAACAAATTAGTCGAAGTACTATTGTAGCCATAGGCAATATGATAGAATTAGAAAAGAAAGACCCTAAAGATATTGTTGTTGCTATATGCTGGAGTGGATTTAATCGATATGAATATTGGCATGCTGAAGATCAAAAACATAAATCTTTTTCATTGAATATTACAAAAAGCCCATATACTCCGGAAGAAATTTATTTAAGGTATATAGAATCACGTTCTATGGTAGAACCAGAAGATTATGCCAATTATAAAAATTTATACTATATACACACACTAGCTAAAGTATTAGAATCTTATGGGGTTGAATATTACTTTGCGAATTGTTTACAAACATTTATTGATCCTAGAAATTTTAAAGGGTCTACTAACTTGCGAAGCGAATATTATAATTTGCTAGAATTATACGGGTCAAGGATTGGAAAACATTTAGGGTTTTTTGATAAAAGTAAAACTTTTTTTGAATACTTAAAAGGAACCCCGAAAAGTCCGTATGGGCTGGGTATGCATTGGGGCGAAGAAGGGCAAAAGAAATACGCTGAGTTGTTTATTCAGCATATAGGGACACATGGGGGATTAGCTCATCTGGGAGAGCACTAGCTTTGCAAGCTAGGGGTGATCGGTTCGAGTCCGATATCCTCCACCAATTTATTATGAATCAAGAATTAATTGTAAAACACCTTCATCAATGGATGAAAGACTTTATTGAGCAACCTAATGAAAAATTGAATGGGTGGGCTCCGTGTCCGTATGCACGGCAGTCACGGATAAACAATAAGATTCAAATATTATTCAATGATCCTGCACACTTTGATCAAGCTATAGACCAATCCATTGATATGTTACAAGATAAGGAAGCTGTGATCGTTGTGTTTGATCATACATTAATAACACATGAAGATCTTACAATCTTTGTTCGTAGTAAAAATTTAGAATTGAATAAAGATAATGTTGTAATATTGAGAGATCACCCCGATGATCCTGAATATATTAATGATGTAAAAATGAACTTTGACTTGTGCGGATTACTTGTTATACAACAATTATCTGAATTAAAAAAAGCATCGGTATTTTTAGAATCAAAAGGATACTACAACTCCTGGAATACTGAAACATATCAAGCTATGACAGCCTGGAGATAATATGACAAAGTATTCAGTATATCAACATTGGGATCCTTTAAAAGCATGTTTAGTAGGAAAGAGTTATAGTCCAGAGTTTTATTCATTCATTAAAAACTCTAAGGTACGTGCAGTTATGGAACAAATTGCCTCTGAGACTGAAGAAGATTATCAAAAGTTAGTAGACTTGCTTGAGAAATTTGGTGTAAAGGTATTACGCCCGGTTCTTAGCGATAATTACAAAGACTATCTAGTAGATGGTAAAATTTTGCCTCCGCCTATGTGTCCTAGAGATTGGACTATCATGTTAGGTGATAAATTTTACTTTAAAAGTCAATTTGTTAACACCGGTGGTGAAGACGGATTTAGACTTGCTTATGTTCCAGTAACTGATCATAGTATATGGGGTCATGTTTTAAGTGATATCCGAGCACAAGGTAACGAAATTATAAATGATATTAAGGTAGTAAATCCTCCTAAAGATCCAGATTTATTAAGATGGTGGAATACTGCTACTACTACACGAATTGGAAAAGACTTATACTTTGGAACTAATAAAGGGTGGTGGACCGAAGGCAGGGATATGCCAAATGAAAAAGAAATGGCATTAAATTTAAAGAAAGCACACTTGCAAGAACAGTTTCCTAATTATCGTTGTCATGTAATAGACACATTAGGTCACGCAGACGGAACTTACAGTCCAGTAGTGCCTGGTTTAATTATTAGCGGATACAAAGTTTCGACCTACGCAGACACATACCCAGGATGGGAAGTACTGCATGTACCAAAAGCAAACTGGGATCACATGAAACCATTTCTAGATCTTAAAATTAAAAACAGGGGCAAATGGTGGGTACCAGGACAAGAACTTAACGACGAGTTTACAGACTTTATAGAGTCTTGGCTTAATCATTGGGTCGGTTATGTAGAAGAAACTACATTTGATGTTAACATGCTAATCATAGATAAAAAGAATGTGGCATGCTGTAGCTATAATAAAGAAGTGTTTGATAAGTTTGCAGAATACGGTATTACTCCCCATATTGTTAACTTTAGGCACAGATATTTTTGGGATGGTGGATTACATTGTATAACATCAGATATACATAGAGAAGGTATGTTAGAGGATTACTTCCCTGAAAGATCATAATTGCTGGTTGACAGATAATAATTTTATAAGTAAAATATACGATAGGAGAGTAGGATGGCAACGAAAGGAAGCAATCAGAAGAATCAAGTAAACGACCCAATGAAAACAAAAACAGGTAAAACACGTTTAGGACCATTGAGTCTTGCACAATTAGAAGATATGTTAGAAAAGTCTAGTCGTCCAAAAGAAAAAGGTAAAATTGTTAATCGTATAACACAATTAAAGAAAACCTTGAATGTAGGTAAATTTAAAGTAATAGAAACGTTCAAGTAAAAATTTGCCCCTTTAGCTCATCTGGTAGAGCAACTGATTTGTAATCAGTAGGTGGTCTGTTCGAGTCGGACAAGGGGCACCAAATAATATGTTACAAGTATATCCAAATTTTTTTACTAAAGAAGAAGTTTCGAGACTTGTAGCGGTTTTTGACAAAGACGCTGTACAAGCAGTTCCAATAGACTACAGCAAAGATGTTGTAGCTTGTCCTAATAGGCAATTTCCGTTTGGCAAGCGACTAGCACAGTTTGGACGACAACTTTATAACGAGTTGTTATTTTATCCTACTGGTGCTTATAGCTATCCTCACATCGATATAGGACCACAAGATCATAGTACTCCATGGGCACGTACTGCGCTAATTAATTGTACAGACGAATATGAAGGTGGAGAATTATATTTTCCTAATTTAAAATTAGAGATGAAACTACCAGTCGGAACTATATTAGTATTTCCAGCTGGCAATTACGAAATGTATATGCATGGAGTAAGAGAAATAAAAAGTGGAAGTCGAATGACTGCGGTTGTTCGATTTGGCACAGAAGTATAAGCGGGGTTAGTTTAATGGTAAAACAGCAGATTTCCAATCTTCGGTCGAGAGTTCGATTCTCTCACTCCGCTCCATAATATGATATCATTCAATACAATTAAAGCATTGTTTGATACAAGTTGTTGGGACGTAGGCGTAATAAGTGCAGAGCAATTAAAGCAAGTATCTAATTACCCTATAAAAAATAAATTCCATGTTCATGGAATGGATTACACAAACACATATAGATTTCCAGAACTAGTTAACACTATTGTTCTTGTTAGGAAAGGACATACATGGGACTATGGTCACTATGATGAGTCCATCGACATTATGAAAGCAAGTGGTATACCAAATTGGTTTCCACTTTACACAAACTATAAAGAAGCTGTAATGTTTGCAGGTCTAGGAGTAAAAGCAAGAAACTCATTGATATACAGTTATGAGTTTGGCTTTGACTTCCACGCAGTATGCTATGGTTTTTGGGAAGAGATAACTGACATACCTACTAACACAAGGATCAATCACAAACTGTGGAGTAGATGCACAAACTGTTATGATTGTGTCGATGCATGCCCAGCCAAAGCTATACATGCTCGTCAAGAACCATTTTGGTTAGATGGTGCGGCTTGTGAAGATTTTATTTTGTTTTCGGATCATCCAACAGTTCCATCAGTTAAAAAGTTTTGGCATGAAAAGGTTCATCCAGAGTTTCCTATAGAAGTTGTTACGCAAGTAAAGACGGCAGAAGATGCAGACAGACTACTTGGAGGGATGAAGGTTGATGCAAACGGATATACATACGACGGCAATCAAACCAAAAAAGATGGCGAGCCTGTGTATGTCTATCATTGTAGAGAATGTACATCACAACCTAGATGTAGTAAGTGGGGCGGAAAGTATCCCTACAATGGTTCAGATTAACAATAACTTATATAAACGCAGAGTAAATAAATTCACGGAGTGTAGCGCAGTCTGGTAGCGCACCTGGTTTGGGACCAGGGGGTCCAAGGTTCGAATCCTTGTACTCCGACCAATTTAAAAAGGAAACAGAATGAGAGCAAGTCATATTTTAGTAAGTACAAAAGAACAAGCTGATGCAATCCTAGCAGAAGCCAATGCATTAAACTTTGCACAACTGGC